ATGCATGATATGTATGAAAAAAATATAACTGATATAAAAGAAGAATATACAATTTTTCTTGTTAATATAATGACACCACTTATGTATGAAGGTATAAAATCAATATATAATTTTTCATGTGAATCTGATATAAATTCATCTGAAAATCTTGGTGTTCTAAAAATCTTTCAAATATGTTTAAAAGAAATTCCGGAATTAAATGCTCATAAAATTCAAGAAGAAACAAATAGAATTCGAGATAAAAGCAAATGCTCTGCTTGGTTCGATAATCTTGTTCAAGCTGTCATTAAAAGTAATATAATATTATTAACATTATCATCTCCGGCTCATAATAATATTATTAATCACAAATATCATGAAAAAATTAATATTAACGAATTTATTCACAAAACTTATATTGAATGTGCTAAAACTTTTTACAATTATCCAGAATTGTTTTGGGATAAATATTCTCCTATTGAGATTAAAAGAAATCAACGAGAAATATTTTCATTAATTTCTATTAATATTAGAGAAGCAATTCGAAAAATGCTTCCTATGTCTTTAATACTTGAAGAATTTCTTAAAAATAATTATTCAACACAGAATGAAATTAAAAAAATGGTCGAACAAGATATTGCATTAACTGTTTTACAAAATTTACCTCAACCATCCTACTCTGATATTGAAATTAATATTGATAAATCAAATAATTTAAATAAATTAGATAATTTAAATAAATTTAATGAATTAGATAATTTAAATAGATTAAATAATTTAAATAATTTAAATAGATTAGATAATTTAAATAGATTAGATAATTTAAATAGATTAGATAAATTAAACAATTTAAATAAATTAGATAAATTAAACAATTTAGATGAATTAGATGATTTAAATAAATTAGATAATTTAAATAGATTAGATAATTTAAATAGATTAGATAAATTAAACAAATTAGATGAATTAGATGAATTAGATGAATTAGATGATTTGATAATAGTCGAAATATATTATCTGATAAAAAAAGTACTGATATTGATTCTATTCTGATTTCTAGTTTTAAAAATAATAAGGCTGAATTTAATTCCGATAATTTTAAAAAAATTAAAAGTAAAAATGGAGAAAGTATTTTAAAAGAAGCAATTGATGAAATAAATTCACGAAATGAAATTATAAAACAAATAAGTGAAATTAAATAAATATAGTAAGTTATGTGTAAGGTAATAGATAATAATAGTAGAAGTACGAATTAACAACAAATTGAATGTAAATAATACGAATATATTAATTATTTTTTTGTGTGATAAATAGAGGATGTTTTATATATTAATATTATATAATGGATTTTTATAAAATATCAAGAGTTAATCTAGTCAATATGTTAAGTAATTCTATCACAATTGGACTAATAGGAGGTCTTATTACATTTTTATATTTATATTATAACAATAATTATAGTAATTTTAATGAAGATATACTAGTTTCTAAAAAAAAAAAACCGATTAATATTGTAACACCATGCGCAGTTGCGCTATTAACGTGGTTTATTTTATCAAATATATATGATTATAATAATTTTAAGACAAGTCAAGAATATAATATTCCAAAATCGGCAATTAAACAGATAAATATTGAAGATATTATACCAAATGAAATATTTATTAATCAAAATAATATAACAAAGAATATATCAGAAATAAGTGAACCGAATATTCATATAATAAATAAAAATGAAATTAAAATACCAGATATCTTTACAGAACCGTTTGATGTATAATATTAATTCTAATAAATTTATTAGATATTAATATATGTCAGATAAAAAAGTTAGATTAGCAGGAGAAAGTATACCAATATGTGAATTTAAGCTCGATTCAATGTGTTCAAATCCTTCTATATGTATGATTGCTAAGAGAGGTAGTGGTAAGAGTTGGGTATGTCGATCAATATTGCATCATTTCCGACATATTCCATGTGGAGTAATAATTGCACCAACTGATAAAATGAGTTGTTTTTATGGAAAATTTTATCCAGATCTTTATATTCATTATGAATATAAAAGTGAAATCATTGAAAAATTATTAAAAAGACAAGAATATGCAATAGATAAAATGAAATCTACTTATAAGAAAAAAAATAAAAAATTTGATCCAAGAAGTGTATTGTTAATGGATGATTGTTTAAGTTCAAAAAAAGAATGGGCAAAAGATAAACCAGTCATGGATATGTTTATGAATGGTAGACATTATCAAGTTATGTATATTTTAACAATGCAATTTCCTTTAGGAATAGGACCAGAACTTAGATGTAATTTTGATTATATTTTTTTATTAGCTGAAGATTTTTATTCAAATCAGAAAAGATTATTTGATCATTATGCTGGAATATTTCCTAATTTTGAGGCATTTAGACAAGTTTTTAAGTCTCTTACTGAAGATTATGGCGCAATGGTTCTTGTTAATAGAGGTGCTCGAAAAAATTTATTTGATAAAGTATTTTGGTATAAAGCAACTGACTTTGAGTCAAAAAGAATGGGTAGTAAAGAGTTAAATATCATGATAAATATTATGATAAAGATTGGAGAACAAAAGATAAAGTTATTGATATAGAGAATTTTAAAGGAAAAAATACTAAATTAAATGTTAATAAAAAAAATTTTTAAAACTGACTCACAAAATATTTATTTATTGATTCTTGTTTTCTTGTATCATATGTTTTTATACTTCCTAGCCATGGACTCGATTGTGAAAACATTGTCTCGAATATTTCACTCACTGTTACTGGATCCGCTTGTTCTTCTTCAAATGTTCTTGGTATATATCTATATATACTTTCTGGTTCTTTTTGTATTACTTCGGTATATATCTTTGTTATTTCTACTGACATACATAATATTCCACAAAATAATATAATATATATTATAGCTTTCAATTCTATCATATATATTTTTATTACATAAATTAATTTTCATTTATCTTTTTATGAAGATCTTTGATTTTTGCTATTTTTTTATCTAATTCACTCATCTCGTTTTCTTTATTCTTGATTTTATTCTTTTCATTTGTTAATATTGTTCTTTCCTCGTTAATGTCTTTTTCTTTTTCTTTTATTTTATCTAAATTATTATTTTTATTTACTTTATTCTCATTCTCTTTTTTTTTATATTCTTGTTTCTTTAATCTTTCTTTAATTTTTTCTACTCCCATTTTATTTTTATCTACTTTCTCTGACACTTTCTCTTTCTCTTTCTCTTTCTCTTTCTCTTTCTCTGACTCTGACTCTTTCTCTCCTTTTGTTGCTTGTTTTATCATATCTCTTTTTCTTTGTTCTTGCATTTTATCTGCCTTATCTTTATTTTCTTTATATGCTCCCATTAAATTATTTAATTCTGTTTCTGCATATTGTTGATCTTCAATACTATCTGGTTCTGGATCCCATGGTAACCATTTCCCTAATTCTCCAACAAATACATGGAAATATGGATCAATTGCTTGTAAATCCTTTGCTCTTTTATCTGCTTCTTCTTTTGTATCAAATACTCCTCGTACTTTTACTCCTCTGATAGAACAATTCTTTACTCCTTCCGGTGATACAAAAGATATACATAACCAGTTTTGATTTGATACTTGTTTTCTTAATGGTTTATCTTCATCTAAATTATCAATATATTTTGTTTGTGACATTATATTATAATTTTATTATTTTCTTATGCGTTTTACGCATTCTTCTACTTTTATCTAACTTTTTGAAAAATTATTCATTAATATTTTAATTAAATAAATAAAAATTGAAAATAATATCAAAAGCATTATATTAAATTGTAATATTAAACCGAATTATATAACTTTATAAATAAAATTTCATTAATAATTATAATGACAAAAACTGCGGATGAATATTATTATATGTTAGATTTATTTACAAAAAAATATATGACATTTGATGAAATATATAAATCTGAAAAAAAAATTACATACAAACTAATTCAGGATAATTATAAACCAATTATACGAAATTTTGATCTTGTTAATTATACTAATAATTTTTTGATTACTCCAAATTTATATATAAATTTTTCTAGATACTATGAAAAAAAATATAAATTATATAATAAAAATAATAATATCAAAGTATCAACAAATAAAATATTTATTAATTCAAAAAAAATAGAAAATATCTTTAATTTACAAAAAAGTGATTATTTGAAAACTGTATTAAAAAATTCAATAATATCTATTTTTGAATTTGATAATTATAAAAATATTTATACAGATATTATAAAAATTTCTATACAAGATCTCGATACTTTTGCAATAAAATTTGATATTAATTTAGAAATTGATCAATCTCTTTCTTATTTATTATATTATATTTCGACATTCTATTTTGAAACTAGATTTTTATCTGATATCTTTGGAATACATGGAGATTATTATATAGTTTTTAGTTGCAGAAATCAGATTAAACTTGATAAATTATTAAATCATAATATTATATTTACTGAAAAAATACCTGAAAATTTTATGAAAATAATTAAAAAATGCAATGATCGAATAGATATAATTCAAGATTATAATATACTTTATAAATTTTGCAATAAAAAAGTTGATATAAATAATAAAAAAATTATGGAACGATTGTTTTTGACAATTTATAATGAATCAATGTATTATGCAATAAATTATTGTGGATTTGTTATTGATCCTCACACTCTCGCCTATACAAAAAAAAAACCAAATATTGATTGGTTTAAATCTGCATGGTATCCATTAAGTCAATATAATATTAATCCAAATTGCATTAACACAATTGAATCCGCCTTTTACTCAACCACTTTTTGGGATGATGCAAAAGCTACTACAAATATTATAATAAAACATCTAACTGAATATAATTTAGCTTCATCTGATATTACTATAACAGATGCAACAAGCAACATTGGTGGAAATTCATTAAATTTTTCATTTAATTTTAAAAAAGTTAATTCAGTTGAGATAGATACTAATGTATATAATGTATTAACTCATAATATTGGATTATTTAATAGGGATAATATTGATTTTTATAATAATGATTATTTAGATATATATCATAAATTAACACAAGATATTATTTTTTTTGATCCTCCCTGGACTGGCTCTTCATATAAATACGAAAAAAATATGCATCTCAAATTAGGATATATGAACTTTCATGAATTAATATTAGATATCATTATTAATCAACATAATAAAATTCTAGCAATAAAGTTACCTTATAATTATGATATTACTACTCTTAATTATAATAAATTATTTCGAAAAATAGTCATATATAAACTTGCTAAATATATAATTGTTATTATTTGTTTATAATCATATTTATTTGATTATATGCTTGGAATAAATTGCCATCTTAAATCATCACACATATTTTCCCACATTTTATCTTGTTGTCTTAACTTATCTCGACTTTTTAATAATGGAAAACATTTTATAAATTCATCTAATTCTAATAATTCGCAAAATTTATGAAGAACATATGAATAACTTAAAAAATTTACTCTTGTTTTTGGACAATGTCTGTCAAATGGTTCTTGAATTTGTTTAAACATTTCTCTAAAAGTATCTTCCGTTTCTCGACTTATTGTTGGTGGAGGCACATTACTCAATTTACTTATAATATGCATTGTATGTTCATAATATTGCTGATATCCAAGTTTTTTTAAAATTTTTCGCATAAAAGAACGTTTGAAAAATGGACGAGCTAGTTTTTTTTTATCTTTAAATTTACTTTTTAATAATTCAGATAAAATTTCATTATACACTTCATCTGGTATATCAACTGACTCTTTTGCTTGAAATTGCGATAACCATTCAGAAAAATGATTTATTCTTTTATATGGATATCCTGGTCTGTCTGGAATTGGTTCATTATAACTTTGTTTTTCTGTTTCAGTCATTATCATTTCAACTTCACCACATTCTTCACATACATATTCACCTAATCCACCAAAATATGTTTTTTCTATTTCACATTTTTCACACATTTTCATTGGATTATAAATTCTTTTTGATTCTGGTATATATTTTACATCTGTTAACATTTTATATTGATCTAAATATTCTGCTCTATTTTTTGATATTTGTTTTTGTGGTACATTTATTATTGATTTTAATAAATTATTTCCTATTTCACTATTATCTATATTAGTTTCTGTTACTTTTTTATCTTCTTGTTCATTCTGATTTATATTCAAGTATGATAAAATATCTCTATTTTGATATAAATCTGATTTTTTTTTCTTTTTACGTATATTTTTTTTTTTCCCCCTATCTATTTTATTTGATTTATTTAATTTATTTAATTTATCTAAATCATTTATATTTTCATCTAGCACCACTACATTCACTGGTACAAAATCTACCATATTTGAATGAACGTTTTGATCTATTACATCATAATAATCCATTAAAATATTTTCCGTTTTGTTATAATATTCTAATTCTGATATATTATTTTCAATATCATAAATTTCATTTTCTAATTTTTTTATATCAGTTTTTAATTGAGCCCGTATTGTTATAATATCTGTTTTACACTCAATTGATATTTTCTTTTCAATCTCTTCTAATTCTTGCATCAATTTTTCAATCTTTTTTTTCTTTAATGGTAGATTTTTATTTCTTTTATTAAATGTAATTGCCGTATTTCTATGAATTTCATCCAAAGTAAACATTTCTTCTGTTTTTTTTTGTCTGTTTTTTTTAATTTTAAATGACGACATCTTGAAAAATTATAATGCGTGAGCTTTAAGTAACTTGTTACTTATATTTACTCGGAAATCAAATATTTATTTATTACCCTTATTCAGATCATATTATTTATTACACTTATTTATTAAACTTATTTATCTAATATTATTTCCATTATTAAACTTATTCAGATCATATTATTTATTACACTTATTTATTAAACTTATTTATCTAATATTATTTCCATTATTAAACTTATTCATCTAGTATTATTTATTTTCTTATTTATTAAACTTATTTATTAAACTTATTCATCTAATATTATTTCCATTATTAGTATTATTTCCATTATTAAACTTATTCATCTAATATTATTTCCATTATTAAACTTATTCATCTAATATTATTTCCATTATTAAACTTATTCATCTAATATTATTTATTTTATTATTTATTAAACTTATTCATCTAATATTATTTATTTTATTATTTATTAAACTTATTTATTAAACTTATTCATCTAATATTATTTTCATTATTAGTATTATTTCAAATATTATTTATTTTCTTATTTATTAAACTTATTCATCTAATATTATTTCCATTAT